TACGAGGCATGGCGAAGAAAAAGGAAAAGGAAGAGAAGAAGCAGGTAAGAGCGGAGAAGAAGGGGAAGGTGATCGCCCCCCCGGAGGAGGAACCCAAGCCGAAGCCTGTGGAGAAGGATCCCCTTAACAGGCCCGATCCGGTCTGGGTGGAGCAGCTGAACGACAAGGGGATCCCGGAGCAGGTGGACTTCAACGTCTATTGCAACGTCATCACGTGCCAGTGCGGCAACATCCGGTACGTGAAGAATGCAGACAGGCATCAGGTCACGATGTGCAAGCCCTGCGCGAAGCGGGAGCGGAGGCGCAGGATCAGGGCGCGACGCAAGGAGAGAGGGAAGGTCTCCAAGTTCGTCGAGGAGAAGAAGGCGAAGAAGGCGGCGAAGAAGTAGGCGAACCGGTGCCGGAAGGGGGGAGTGCAGTGTCGGCTCCCTCCTTTTGTGTCGGCAGGAGGAGGGGGAAATGAATGCGACAGTAGCGCAAATACTGGCCATAGCGGTGATCGTGGTATGTTTCATCATCGTGGTGTGGGTGGACATCCTGGAGGGACAAGATGACTAGGGGACAAATCTCGTGGCAGTGCCTGGCGTGGGCGACCGTCCTGTCCGCACTGCTGTGGTGTGCGATATTTGTGGGGGTGAGAGCATGGATGTGAGCGAAAACAGGAAGATACTCTGGTCCCTGATCCAGGGGGAGCTGGGGTGCAGGTCCTGCGTGCACTTCGAGGGAAACAGGGAGTCTGCGCCGTGCCCCCGGTACTACGAACTGGAAGAGGAGCTGGACTGCCCTCACTGGCGGTCCGCGAAGGCAAGACCGAACCCCGTGGAGTAGGTGACGTATGAAGACTCCTGCGCAGATGGGGATGCCGGAAAAGTTCAGTGCATGGAGGCCCGGGCAGGACAGGATCCTGCAGCAACAGCTTGACGCCCCGAGCCAGTCCGTGCTGGTGCAGGTGGTTCCGACGGGTGGAGGCAAGAGCCTGTGCTACATGACGGCAGCGTTGCTTTCCCCGGGGAGGACCCTCATCCTCACGTCGACGAAGGGGCTGCAGGATCAGCTGTCAGGGGAGTTCGGGTCCCTTATTTCCGTGGTGAAGGGGCAGTCCGCCTACCGCTGCAGGGTCAGTGGATACCCGGTCAGCCACGGCCCCTGCCACTGGGGGTACAGATGCCCCATCAAGGAACGGGGGTGCGAGTACTACGACGCGATAGCCAGGGCGAGGGATGCGAAGGTGGTGGTGACCAACTACTCCTTCTGGTTCGCGAACGAGGCGCAGGTGCTGGGGCCGTTTTCCGGAATGGTGTGCGACGAGGCCCACGACACGGTGGAGCAGCTCCTTGGCTCCCTGTCCGTGTCCATACGGAGGGACGACGTCAGCAGACTGAGCCAGTTTCCTCCACCGGGGAAGGGGATGAACTACTACCTGGCCTGGGGCCACATCCTTGCTCAACGCATCGAGGACAAGATAGCCGACAAAAAGAAGGCGGGGAGGGTGGACGATCAGGAGGCGGTAAGGCTCCTGTCCCTCAAGTATAAGGTGGAGAGGCTCAAGAGGGTGCGCACCGACAACTGGGTTGCGGAGCACAAGGGGAACGTGGTGGAGTTCGAGCCTGTCTGGCCCGGGAAGCTGACGGAGTCCTTCCTCACCCGGGGCATCCCCCGCATCCTTTTCACGTCTGCCACCGTGTCCCGCAAGACGATGGACCTGCTCGGCATCTCCGGCTACACGTACACCGAATACCCATCCTACCTTCCCCTCAACAGGCGTCCAGTGTACTACATCCCCACCGTGAGGGTGGACCACAAAGCGGGACCCGCAGAGATCAACTCCTGGCTCGCCCGGATAGAGCAGATCTGCGCTGCGAGGCCCGACACGAAGGGGATCATCCATGCCGTCTCCTACGACAGGTGCAAGAGGATCTATCACACGAGCAGCCACAAGAGCCGGATGATGACCCACGACTCCGACACGACGCACCTTATAGTGGAGAGATTCAAGGAGTCCACGGAACCGAAGATACTGGTCAGCCCCAGCGTGGTGACGGGGTTCGACTTCCCGTACAATACATGCCGCTGGCAGGTGGTGGGCAAACTACCTTTCCCTGACGGCAGAAGTGAAGTAATGAAGGCCAGGACCAAAATAGACCCCGACTACGGCATGTACTTGACAGCACAGGCCATTGTACAGGCGTGTGGTAGAGGAATGAGAGCACCGGATGACTTTTGCGAAACGTTTATTATTGACGACCACTGGCAGTGGTTCTCGTCCAAGTACAGGGGGTTGTTCCAAAACTGGTTCATTCAGGCAGCTAAGAGGATAAACCTGATACCAAAGGACCCATACAGTGTCTAAACTCAGTACTAAGAAAGCTATAAAGAACTGGAAAAGGAAAAATACTACAAAAAACACCTTATACACGAGAAGGTGGAGAGACAAAAATAGGGATAAATACAACGCCTCGTGCAGAGAGAGCCACAAAAAGAATAGAAGAACGTTAAAAGAATTGGTTATGGCAGTGTATGGTGGGGGAAAGTGTTCCTGTTGTGGGGAAACTGAATTATCATTTCTCACTTTAGATCATATAGAAGGGGGTGGTGGAAAACAGAGAAAAGAGTTAGGTAGGACCAAAGGATCAGGAGTGGGGTTCTATAAGTGGTTGGTGGAGAACGGGTACCCAGATGGGTTACAAGTGCTGTGTGCCAACTGTAACTTGAGCAAACATATTAACGGTGGGGTATGTGCCCACAAACTACCAAATGGAGGTAAATGAAATGAGTATTCTTCGACCCAGCGGATTCAGCGAAGGTGGTGGACTCCTTGATGACGTCAACGCGACGGTGAAGAAGGCCCGGTTCGAAATCTTCGACTACCAGGGCAAGGGGAATGCGGTCCCGTCGTGCCGGTTCGACCTGCAGCTAGAGGACGGGAGCGAGGTGTCGCAGAACTGGTCCTGCGGGAAGGCCACCGACTGGCAGCCCAGCGAGGACGGCAAGACCCTCGTCGCCATCGGGCGCGCCACGAGCCTCAACCGCCAGAGCAACGTGGCTCTCCTGCTCGAGTCCATCGTCAACAGCGGGTTCCCCGAGGACAGGATCGGGGACGACATCACCATCTTCGAGGGCATGGAGGCCCACTTCGTCAGGGTCCCCGCCCCGGAGCGCAAGGGACTGACCAAGAGGACGGATGCCCAGGGCAACGTCATCGAGCAGACGGTCCTCGTCGCCGACAAGATCATCAAGCTCCCGTGGGAGAAGAAGGCCTCCGCCCCGAAGGCGCTTGCCAAGGCCCCCGCGTCTGCCCCGAAGAAGGCTCCCGCTGCGGAGGGGGAGGATCTCACCGAGGTCGCGTCGGCAGCCGTGCTGGAAATCCTGGCCGAGAACCCGGACGGGGTGGCCAAGGCGCAGCTCCCCGCCCTGCTCTTCAAGAAGCTGGCTTCCCACCCGAAGAAGGCCCAGATCATGCAGGTGGCCTTCAAGGGTGAGTTCCTGTCGTCCGGGTCGTGGACGTACGACAAGGGGAAGCTTTCCCTCTAGTAGTTTCTGTGCGCACAGAGGGGGGCAGGAGGGTATGCACATCCTTCCTGCCCCGCTTCTGACCAGCTGACGCGGAGGTCCCCGTGCTGATAAACAAGTACAAGAAGGATACGTTCCCTCCCGAACCCAGTGACCGCACCCTGGGCATCCATCTGTCTGACATATACAGCGACATCGCCGTGTCCAGCGGTATGGACTCCTTCTCCAAGGAAGGGGGAGTACCCAACCTGCGGATGGAGATGGGCTTCATATGGGAGCGGACCCTGGAGGCGGAGTTCAAGAAGAGGGCGATGCAGCCCGACCCTTCCGGTCCGGAAATAATCCGGGTCGGAGAGATCGTGGTGGACGGGATCCCCATGTCCCCGGACGGGATATGCCTGGACCCGTGGAAGCTGTGCGAGTACAAGCTGACCTGGATGAGCAGCAACAGGGACCCGCAGGACAACTGGCGGTGGATGACGCAGATAAAGGGGTACTTGTACGGAGTGTCAGTATTCTTCGACCGTCTCACCACCGAATGCGACCTGCACGTCCTGTACGTGAACGGGGACTACCGCAACAGCGGTCCGGAGTACTGGTGTTACGAGTTGCGGTTCTCAAGCACGGAGATCGAGGAAACCTGGAACATGCTGTACAATCACGCCAAGAGAAAGGGGTGGGTATAAAGTGACAATACCGAGTAAACTCGCCGGTACGGGCTTCAAGGAGGCCGATACCGGGGTAAAGTTGAGAATTCTGGTGGGCGTGGAAGCCCTGGAGAAGGAAGGGAAGACGCATTTCGCCCTCACCGCTCCCGGACCCCTGGCCGTCTTCGACTTCGATACGGGGATGGAGGGGGTGGTCCACAAGTTCGCCGGGAAGAAGAAAATCTACGTGTCCGACTACAGGAGGCTGGGCAACGTGATGACCAACACGCCCGAGAACTGGGTGCTCCTGTGGGAGAAGTTCAAGCGCGAGTACATCGCCGCCATGGATGCGCCGGAGATACGCACCGTCGTGCTCGACACCGCCACGGAGGTGTGGGAGCTGCTGCGTATGGCGAGGTTCGGCAAGCTGACGCAGGTGATGCCGTACCACTACGGACCCGTCAACGCGGAGTACAGGGAACTGATCAGGAAGGCGTACGCCAGCGGAAAGAACCTTATCCTGCTGCACAAGATGAAGGACGAGTACGTGAACGACAAGCGTACAGGGTCCCTCAAGAGGAGCGGGTTCAGCGACACCGGCTACATGGTGCAGGTGAACGTCCGCATGTGGCGGGATGAGGAGAACAACTTCCATTTATATGTGAAGGACTGTAGACAATCTCCTGAGGTGGCGGGTCTGGATTTGCTGAACGATATGGCAAATTTTACCACTCTTGCTACACTAGTTTTCCCTGAAACCACTGAGAAAGATTGGTCATGACTAAAAAGGAACGATTACGCGAGTGGAAGCTAAGAAAC